CAGGATGCGTTGACGACACTCCTCCCCGTCGCTGTGAAACTTGCTCTGGTAAGGGTACGGCTTGTAGAAACTTATGCGGTTCGTTTCTACGCGATGCTGCTTCTCCTGCAAAAGCTTTAGTACTTCCTGCTTGCTCAATCTTTTATTTTTCTCTTAGCTTTGAGAGGGACAACATTAGCGGTAACGTTGTCTTGGTCTAGCAGGTCTTTGATCTGCTCGTTTAGCTCTTCGTCGCTCAGGTCAGAGGCTTCTCTATAGACCGTCTCTTGCTTGTGGATAGCGTCGTAGCCAGCGCGACTCAGGATATCTCTGGCAGCGTTTAGCCTGACGTTCTCGCTCTCTGCCGAGCGCATCAGTTCTTCGAGAACGTTGAGAGCTACGGTGGATGTCTCGCCAACTCGCTGTTTGATGCGGTTTTCTATGTGCAGCCAGAGGTAGCGCTGCAATCTTTTTGACCTGGATTTGTTGGTAGTCTCGGACTTGCCCGTATACCCGGCAGCGTAGAAAGCGTCGAGAGGTTCTTTCTTGTTGTCTACAAGGTTGCTTACGAAAGCGTCCTCTTTCTCGGTAAGAGACTTCGTAAGAATCTTAGGCTGCGTATAGTCTACCCATCTCATACGGCTTGCTCTCTCCAAGTGTTTACAAGGGTTTCCTTGATTATCCCTATTATACTATTTTTAAGCACGTTTGTCAACAATATTATAACTCTCCCAAAAATGGACGAGTAGGATAAGGTCTATGTCTTCACCCCCGGGGGGGCTCTGCGATCTCAGTTGCGAACGCTTCTCAGTTGCAACAAGATTGAGAATCATCCGCAGTTCAAACGTGTGACAAAATTGTCACAATGGTGTGACCAAAATGCAACAGGAACAAAACGGGAACAATCAGGTGTTGCAACATTGTCACAGTGTTGTACATCGGCAACACAACGGTGTTGCAATTTTGTACCAATGTGGGAAAAATATCACAGAGAGAGGGAGGGTGCGAGTGATAACTATTTGCAATGAGAATGCGTCTCAATAGCAATGAGAATGATTCGCTATCGCATTGAGAATCATTCTTAGTTACGAGTTGAGAATGAGTCGCATTGCGAACGATTCTTAGTTGCATTGCGAATGGTTCTCATTGAGGATGCGTCGCAGTCTTAAATTCATTTGTAGGGCTCTAGGGCCGTGCTGTGGCGCCGGTAACGATTCAGATAGAATGATACACGGGCCGTGCCTAGTGGTGCCTTGTCGAGCCCCTGAGCGCGTAGAACAAAGCGTGAACATGATTGAAATAACCTTACTTTTGATGCAATGTTGCCTTGTTCCTGTCACATTTATAGTTCAAGGTGGGCACAATTCAAAAGCGCACGTCGTCTCGTCAATAGGCGCGATGCGCGTTAGTCCTACCGGGTGCAATGCCCAGTCTGTAGTTTAGAAACGCAGGAAAAATGGAGTACTCTGTTATGTTTAAGTTCAAACAAATTAAAATTGGAAACTGGTTCGTGTCTATAACCAGTGAGCCCTTCGACCAACGTTGCGTCGAGAATGGTCTAAAGATTGACCTTGGCGCCGCACTCACTAAGACGCTACCGCTCGACGACGGCACGGACGGTTTCAGATTTAAGACGCCGAAAGGCACTAAGGGACTCGTCCGTATCACTAACAAGTTAGACGCCGATGGACCTACATTGTCCCAAGGTGACACACTTGTTAGATTGGCCGGTGACGGTATTCGTTGTTACGTCGAGCGTGTAAATACCAAACGCCCGCTGTATAACTTCGCCGGGTAAGCAACCAACAAGGGAACGGGCTGGCCTAATAAGCTAGCCCGCTTTTGTTATGTGTTCCAACAACGTCGAATATTGGGTCGAGCGTGGAGTGCAGCACAAACAAGTGTTAGTGCGCTGTGGCTACACAGACCCCTACGGCGAGCGTGCTATCTGCGATACTTGCAGCAACGACGCTCGCACAATGCGAGAAATTGAGCAACACGAAGAAAGTGTTGCCGCCGATAACGCTTGGCTACGTAGTGCCAGGCACGGCGAAATGTAACAACTTAGGGAACGGGCTGGCCTAATAAGCTAGCCCGCTTTTGTTATGAAAAACCCACTAGGGAAAGCTAGGGGCAGGGACAAGCCCTACGCTATCTTCAAGCAAGCTTGGCCAGACGGCGAATTGTTTGGGCGTGACTCGGAAGTACTAGTAGTTACACACCGTTTGCTCAAAACCTACCAATTGCCTAAGAATGAGCGCAAGAATAAATATGCGCGTTGGTTTTTGTGTTCCACGTCTGCGGCAACTAGCGAACACGGTGATATGGGTGATATGTATGCCCACGATACGACAAGCGGCGCCGTGCTCCAGTATGCCAGCCCTGAATTTGTCGAAGCTTACGCAAATTTCTTATTCGACAATGCGGAAACTGGCGAAACGAAATTTCTGTGGCAACAACCAGAAATAGTGTTGACACGCCCGGCGGAAACGTCGTAAAACAACACTTGCAACAAAAAGGGCCGGGCTGGCCTAATAAGCTAGCCCGGTACACACTTGAAATGTTAGTCAAAGACGCCAAAAAGTTTGGCAATATCAGCAAGGGCAACACTAAGATGCCAGGCACAACGTTTGCCGTTGACGCGTTTGCGTGCGTCACGGGCTCAAAATTGGCCAAAGTTGCAGGGACTCCGTGCAGTAAGTGCTACGCGAGACGCTTGCAACGACTACGGCCCAGCGTTGACCAAGGTTGGAAAGCTAACTTGGCCAAGTTTAAGCAGGCGTTGCTAGGCGGCGCAGCTGCAATGGAGCAATGGGTGCAGGCTATGGCCATGCAAATTCTGCGCTACAACACCGACGGAAAACATCGTTGGTTCGACGCTGGCGACGTGCAAAACCACGCGATGTTGCACGCTATTTGCCAAGTGTGTCTCGCCACGCCTAGCGTCAAACACTGGCTACCTAGCCAAGAGCGAGCGCTAGTGGCCCGCTATTTCGCCACGCACGCCCAGCCAGCGAACCTAGTTGTGCGTATCTCAGCGTCGAAAATCGACGGGCCATTGCCCAATGCGGCGCACACGTCAAACGTATTCAGCACGGCGGCGCACGTACACGGTTTTGAGTGCCGTGCGAGAACGCGTGGCAACAAGTGCGGCCCCTGTGACGCGTGTTGGCGCACGGAAGTTCGCAACATCTCGTACCCCTTGCACTAAGGAGACACACCCCAATGGTAGACAAACCTAAGCCTCGACCTGAGCCCAGACCTACCCCAGAAATGGCCCAATTTTGGTACACTTTGATAGAACAAGGGCTGGAGGCAGAGTGTGTCGCATTCTTGGAAGCGTTGGGCGTACTAAACAACAAACACCCTTTAGTCTTCGTGGTCGAGGCTCTGCACGGCTACGTAGAGTATTTGTCCCAGGAGCCCTACGAAGACAAGGGAGACATCATTTACAATTAACGCTTGACATCTGTGAGCTCTTTTGCTACCCTATACACTATTGTATATACAATGAGGGATAGAGATATACAATAAGTGCTTACAGTACTGTTAGTTCAAGAATGTATCAAGAATGTTTACAAGAATGTAGCAGGAGAGAAACAGTGAGACGCCCCAAGAAAGACAAGCAGCCGAGCCCGCCCAAGCGAGACCCCTACGCCAGAGAACTGGAGAAGGCGATCTACAGGCAGCGACGGCTCAACTCTGCCAAGAAGTACACCCGCAAGATACAAAGAGAGGATGTCTAGCAATGCGTTGCGCCATATGCGATTCTGTGCTACAATTACATAGTAGGTCAGACATTTGCCAACCTTGCCATCACAGCGTTCTACAGGCTGGGCAGTGGTTCTACAACCCTTTAGACCTGGCTGACTCAGACCTGCGCCAGCAGGCGATACACGTAGAGCAGGAAGAGGAGGAGACAGACTAGTGGGTATTTTCGGCTATTTACTTTCCCAGATATTCCTGATAGGCTGGAGCCTAGATGGAACACTTAAACCTACACCCCCAACCCCAGCTAAGGACGAGACCGAGGAGACCGACAGAGATGTCTACTAGATTGTGGACCAAGAGAGAAACGCAGCAAACTCTGCGGTCTTTACGTAAGGCTGGCTACATTGTCTCCAATGATGAAGGTATGTACACGGTGACGATGCCGGGCGATGACTCAGAAAAGTCCTACCTTACAGCGACGATAGGAACAGGCTCCTTTACGCACTATCTAGTTCGCTACGAACCTTCGTTGTTTGAGGAGACCGACAATGGGGTATGAGTGCACAAATTGCCCACCCATGCCTAGAGAAAAGGAAACCAAAGTAGCTCTGGAAGAGGTTGATGCAGTTGAACTTGAGCAAGAGGAATGGGATTATAAACGACAAGTAGCTAAAGACTTAGGAAGGGAATGGGATTACATAGGATGAATAGATCAGAGTTTCTAGCTAAGGCCGACGAGCTTATCAACGGGCAGCGAGGCGTGGACTACGGCGATGCCTTGGAGAACCACCGGCATATAGCCTGCCTGTGGAGCTACTACTTGGCGATGAGTGGCGCCGCTTTTGGCTCGTTGACTCCCAAGGATGTTGCCCTGATGATGATGCTCGTCAAGATAGCTCGACTGAGCCACTCGTCCACCGATGATTCGTGGATAGACCTGTGCGGCTACGCAGCGCTGGGCGGGGAGTTTTTACACAGAGATGACGAGAGCGCCGATGGGTGAGTATCTCAAAACCCACCAACCGTGCGACGACTGCGGGTCTAGCAACGCCCTGTCCATGTTTAAGGACGGTCATACCTATTGCTACAGTTGCGATAAGTATACCAGTACCGTCGCTGACGACGCCCCCGCCCGCCCCCCTCAGCGCCCTCAGCGCCCTGAGCGCTCCAGAGAGAAGGTACCAGGCGCTAACACCAAGTGGGCAGAGCGCAACATTAGCTCCGCTGTGCTCGACTTCTACGACGTGGAGATCGGGGCGGATGCCGTGTGCTTCCCTTACTACGACG